GGATTACATCCGATACGCGCAGACAATTCCACTTCCCCAACCCGAGTTATCAGACAATTCATGGGCAAGCTGTAAGCGCTTACATACTAAACTTGGGTGTAGTATTACTATACCGAATGGCGTGGGATGGTGTGAGAGGACGTATGAATAGTTGTTCATATGAATGATTGTAGATTGTACTAAATTAAGTACATTGTGTGTAGCGGTGGACATTGGGTGTGGGTGGTGATATAATGAGTGTATCAAATGAAAGAGAGGTAACAGTATGAAAGAAACCATTGAAGTAAAAGACATTGTTGAAAAAATTAATTCTCATGTATCAGTTTTGAAGAGAAGTGATCCGAAAGCGTTCGACATGGAATGTGGTAAAAAAATTATTTCAAGTTTATTTAATACGTTGATTTTAATGTTAAATATAACATATGATGAAGCGATCACTTTAGTTGGCATTGAAGATTTATTTTTGTTTATGTAAGCTATGCATGATATTTTACTTGTATTTTGGGGAATTGCGTTAGGGTATTTATTACATGAAAGGAGAAAATAGTATGTTAAAAAAAGAAGTAGCGACACAACTCATGGAACACTTAGTAAACCACGACTGGCATGGTTATAGCCAAGTCAGCCGTTGGGGTGATGGCGAGGGAAAATGTATTGTCAATATTGATGGTATGCCATTTGAATTAGAACAAGGTGATCGTGACTGTTCCTCTGCAATTATTTCCGCTTTTGAAGCCGCCGGAATCAGTTGCGGTGGTGCGACGTATACAGGAAACATGAGGTCATGCATGACGAGTACAGGAAATTTTGTATGGCGTCCGATGTCATCCGGCTATATAGCACAGCGAGGGGATGTATATCTTAATGAAGCAAACCACACAGCTTTATGCACATCTGCTGCGCCTGATATGCTCGCAGAGTTTTGTATATCTGAAAACGGAACAACTGACGGAGCAGAGGGAGACCAAACAGGATATGAGTCTTATATACATGAATATTATGATTACCCTTGGGATGGAGTTTTGCAGTGTGTAGATACAGATAGTTGCTATACCATTGGGGGAAGATGGGAGCAAGATAATATTGGTTGGTGGTACAGGTTTTCCAATGGGTCTTATGCCAAGAGTCGATGGTTGAGAATTGCTAACGTGTGGTATTGGTTTGACAGTATTGGATATGCAAGTCAGAATAAATGGGAGTATATTGATGGTAACTATTACTATTTTAACAATGATTGCAAGATGGTTACTGGATGGGCAAAAGTAGATGATTTATGGTATTTTTTGAATAATGGAGTTAAGGTTGACCGTCCTATTGGTGCAATGCTCACAGGTTGGGTTAACATTGATGAGGACTGGTATTATTTTAGGAAACGCAATGATGGTTTACCTATTGGATCAATGGTATCGAATCAATGGCTGTATGAGAATGGGAGTTACTATTATTTAGACGAAAGTGGGAAGTGGAAAACAAATGATTAATAGAGAGGATTATTTAACCGAAATACAAAGATGTATAAGTTGCTCGCCATTTTTTGATTGCGACGAAGTGACTAACTTAGCAATAGTTAGTGTAATAGAGGATGCTATAAGATCTGGTCTTGTATTAGCCGGAGAAGAGCTACTGCCTCGTCACACAGAACACAAAGAAAGGATGTACATGCTTCAATGAAATTTAAACCAAGTGAAAAAATTGAACTGGATTTAAGAGGAGACTTTACATCTTTAGACGATCTAAATAAATTAAGAGTGAAATTAGCAAGGCGGGCAAATTCCCGTCTTTTGCGTCTTGAAAAGAAAGCGTCAAAAGATAGTAAAGGAAACAAATATATAGGATGGGCTTATAAGCCAGCAACCAGATATACTCAAAAAGCCTATGGATCAAACCGCTTTAGTACAAGAAAAGAAATCAGTGATGATCCTTTTGAAGTTATAGAAGAAGTTGAAGAGATCATCAACTTCCTAAACGCTAAGAGCTCAACTCCTACCGGTATAAGAAGTATTGAAAATCAAATAATTCAAACTTTTAGAACAAAACATCATTTAACAATAAAAAACCCTAAAGAGTTTTTAGATTTTCTCGCTAGTGAAACTTTTAAGGATAGTAAGAAAAACTTATCATCAGAACAGGTGCAAGATTTTTACGACCGTACGATTAATGATACTAAAAAAGGTATTCAAGAAATTGAGGAAGCTTTAGAGAATTTTAATTTGGGTAAAATAAAAGATATAACAGAGTTATATAAAGAAACAGGTTTAGATTTCTGGAAATATCAAAAAGAGGACTAGAAAAAAAACATGATCGCAGAATGTTTAATGAAAGATGGAAGTTATAAGGAAGAAGAAGTATATACATGGGATTCCATTCCTCTACAAAGATACTTACATTGTGGAGAAGTAGGGAAGAAAAAAGTAATACTGAACGTAGTATCAGCTTTTGATATAGAGACAACTTCCATAGATTGCGATCAGCCCTATGGCTTTATGTATTTATGGCAGTTTTGCATTGAGAATCATGTATGTATGGGAAGAACGTGGAATGAGTTTTTGTTATTTATACAACGTTTGAAAAATGTATTTAATTTGAATGCAAAAAGAAAGTTGGTTGTATATGTACATAATCTTTCTTTTGAATTTCAATTTCTTTCTTCTTTTGTAAATTTTACGAACATATTTGCTAAGGATAAAAGGAAAGTATTAAAATGCGAAATTGATTCTTGTATCGAGTTTAGATGCAGTTTGGCATTGAGTAATAAGCCTCTATTTCGATTTCTAAAAGATTCTGATGTTGACTATGTAAAAGGTGTAGGCGATTTAGATTATAGCGTAGTAAGGACACCCTCGACAGTATTAACAGCAAGAGAACTTGGTTACGGATATAACGACGTTAGAGGGCTAGTACAAGCAATTAAGACAAAATTAGTTGATGACGATCTAAGGGCTATACCTTTGACTTCCACTGGCTACGTTAGGCGAAATTGCCGTAATGCTATGAGAAAGAATCCTAACAATAGAAAACAATTTAAAAGTTTTTCTTTAAATGAGGATACTTACAATCTATGCATGAAATTGCGTAGAGGTGGAAACACTCATGCGTATAGGGCTATCGTAGGAAAGAAATTGCATAATATAAGGAACTTTGACATATCCTCTTCATACCCCTTTGTTATGTTATGTTGCTATTTTCCAATGGAAAAATTTACACCGATAAAGGTCAAAAATATGCGACAAGTAAAGCTGTTACTAAATACTTACTGTTGCATGTTTACAGTGTCATTTAAAGGGTTGACTTTAAAAAATCATGTTCCAATACCATACATACCTGTATCAAAATGCGAGCAAATAAAGGGATTTACTCAATTTACCGGACGAGTACTGGAAGCCGAAGAATTGACAATAAGCATGACGGAGATTGACTGGAATATTATAATGGAACAATATGATTACAAGGAAATAGCATTCCATTGTTTTTATATCGCCAAACGTGGGGAATTGCCAGAGGAATTAAAAGAGGAAATACGAGAATATTTTCAGGGCAAAAGCGAGTTGAAAAAATCCGACCCTTATCTATACGCAAAGTACAAAGAGTTGCTTAACGCAATTTTTGGTATGACAATGACAGATCCTATACATGATGAATATGTTTGGAATAGTTCTGAGTTTTGGGACGCTATACCAGAAGAGGAAGAAAAAACATTATCCGAAAAATTGGAAGACTACTATAATAGCAGAAATGCTTTTTTGACTTTGCAGTGGAGTTGTTGGGTAACTGCCCATGCAAGGAAAAGGCTACAGGATATTATTGATATTACAGGCATGGGGACTCTTTATTGTGATACAGATTCCGACAAATGTCAGATACTAGACGAGTCTGTTATTGAAAAGATCAATGAACTTAATAAGCAAACAATTATTATTGCTGAACAGTATAGAGCGTTTGCCGTTGTGAATGGTAAAAAAATATACATGGGAGTGTATGAGGAAGAAGATCCGTACGATGAATTTAAGACATACGGTCCGAAAAAATACGCATATGTGCAATATAGATATAAAAACATTGGGGATGGTTTGAATGAATATTACAGCTTAAGAAGAAAAGAATTACATATAACAATTGCAGGGGTAAACAAAAAGTATGGTGCAATGGATTTAGGATCAATTGACAATTTTAAATTAGGGTACAAATTTAACAAAATCTATGACGGTGTAAGTAGTGGCGGTAACGCTGTTTGGTACAACGATTGTCCTGTACATTACATAACAGTAAATGGCGAAAAGATATTAACAGGATCAAACATAGCAGTATTGCCGTCGGAGTACACTTTGGGAATTACGGAAGAGTATTTAGAATTATTAGATTTTAATATTGACAATTTGATTTATGTGTAGTAAAATTAATAATGTAATAATTAACATATCAAATACAGAAAAAGGAGATTAAAACAATGACAAACATTAACATCACAGCAAAAGATTTATTCAACTCAAACGCCGGAAAAGGTTTCAAAGAAGCCGGAAACGAAGAAACAGAGATCACAATGATTGGTTTCGGAATCAAAGAAACAGAATCAGAAGACCGTGAAACAAAAGAAGCAGTAAAAAAAGAAATCGTTGTTATTAAAGACGCTTCCGGCGAATTGTATTCTGGGGAATCAGTTGTACTTGCTAAAAGAGTGAAAGAACTCGCTGAGCTGTTCACAGAGGAAGAAATCACAGCCGGAATCCCAATTCAGTTTAGAAACATCAAAGCGGGAAGAGGTTTAGCGGTAACATTCCTTGTAAAATAGAAAGGAAATTAAAGGCTCGAAAGAGCCTTTTTTTAATAGGTGATAAATATGAAGAATGATATTAATTTAGTGGAGACAACTTTTAATAATGCCTTTACCGAAGAGGAATCAAAGAAATATTTAGAAGTGTTTGAGAAGAATAACGCTAATATAGATTTTTACTATCCGAAAGCGTGCCGACGTACTAGACGCTTAAAACGTCCTTTCAACTTTTCAATCGGTGGACGAGGATCGGGGAAAACCATGGGGAATCTGGTAGCAGAAGCAATAGAAAAGCGACGTTGTTTCTTATACTTACGGCGCACGCAAGCGGAGTTAGATACAATCTTGAACGATAAAACAGGGAAAGCGAATCCATTTAAGTCTATTAATAGCATGACTGGTTTAGATTTTTGTATGCTAAAGATCAATAAGCAATTAGCGGGTATCTATGTTAAAGAAAAATCTTGTTGTATTGGTTATGCCGCGGCACTATCGACTTTCGCAAATATGCGAAGCGTAGAACTTCCAGAAGTCGAAAGTCTAGTATATGACGAGTTTATTCCCGAAAAACACAAAAAGAAAATAAAAGGGGAAGCGGATGCATTCTTAAATCTTTATGAGACAATATCACGAAATCGGGAACTGTTTGGGAAAGAACCTTTGTATGCTTATCTGCTATCTAATGCAAATAGTCTAGCTTCGCCAATTTTATTTGAACTGAATTTAATGCCATATTATGAAAAAATGGTGTCAAAGCATATTGGTTTTATGGATCTAACTGATAAAGGTACAATCCTAGAACTATATGAAAATAAAGACTTTAAAGAAAAGAAGAGTCAGACAGCACTGTACAAATTAACAAGTGGTACAAGGTTTTCTGAAATGGCATTGAATAATTCTTTCGCATACGATGACTTACGATCAATAGTTTCACGTCCTTTAAGGGAGTACAACCCTATTGCGTCTTTCGATCGATTTGGAGTATTTAAGCACAAGTCGAGCGGTATGTGGTATATAAGTAAAGTGTTTAATAAGTCAGTTCCCCACTATGACCGTGACGATGTAAGTATCAGACAGTTTAATATCAATTATGGCAGATGGTTGACAGCAATGATACTTGAGGATAAAGTCGAGTATGAAGACTATGAATGCAAGTATATTATGCTTGACATACTGTTCTAATAGTTATATAATAGATAACAGAAAGGAGAGTTAAAAGAGCAACGCAAGGGACGGAATCCCGCTCTAACTAGTCGGCGGATTAGAGATTTTAACTTTCCTTTTGTATTTACTATATCTTTGCTACAAAAAAATTTTATGCCGACAGAAAGGGGTGATTATATGTCAATTGAGTTTATTCAATTTTTATCAAACTTCGGTTTATCTGCCGTTCTTTGTGGGGCAATGATGTGGTATGTATATCACAGAGAATCAAAAAACGATGAAAAGATCGAAAAAATGGAAGAACGTCATGCAGATGAAGTTGCCGGGTTACAGTGTGCGCTTGAAAACAATACGCAAGCGATCACTGAATTAGCCACATATTTAAAGACTAAGGAGACATTATAATGGAGTGGATAAGGGGAAACTTTTACTTATCAGCAGAGCAGAGTGATAACAATGCAAGACTGATATGGAATTATCTGAAACAAAAAGGATGGTCAAAAGAAGCCGTCGCCGGAATGTTAGGGAATATGGTGCACGAGTCCTCAGTCAACCCCGAAATATGGGAAAGTCTCATTGTTGATTATTCGAGGGGGTATGGGCTCACGCAATGGACTCCGGCGACAAAGTTGTTTGATTGGTGCGGAACTGATACCCCTACACCGGAACAGGAATTGGATCGTATTATTTATGAAGCAGATAATAATATACAATGGTTCTCTAATCCAGAAGTTTCCCCAATTGATCCGCCTATCAGTTTTACCGAGTTTAAGACAAGCACATTAGATGTTCGTACACTTGCAACCTATTTTTTGTATTACTATGAACACCCGGCAAACCCTCACCAAGAACAAGAACGAGGAGACAGCGCAGAGCACTTTTACAACTTGCTTGAGGGCGAAAGTTGTAAGATTTATCCGAAAAGATTGACGGATAATGGAATATTAAATAACCCACTATGGTATAGTGATAACCCATTCTATCAATCGGGTTATGGACTGCCGAATTGTACTTGTTACGCTTGGGGTAGGTTCTATGAACTTACGGGAGAGAGACCGACTCTTTCCACTGGAAACGCTGACCAATGGTTTGGCAATACCGCAGACGGATATGATAGAGGACAGACCCCGTTACTTGGATCAATCATATGTTTTGGGTACACTGGGAGTTTAACTGGGCAAGGTGGGCATGTTGCAATTGTTGAAGAGGTAAACTGGGAAACTGGTGATATCATTACTTCCAACAGCGCATACGGCGGGGCATTTTTTTACACACAAGCATTAAAAAAGTCGGATAATTGGACATGGACACCAGACGCATATGTACAAGGGTTTATATACAATCCGATTGACTTTTGCCAAAATGGAGAAACGCCAACGCCAACTCCAACAAAGTTAGAAGCGTGGTTATTAAAAGCAATCAAACGAAAACATTATTATAGGAGAAAATTATGCTATTGAATGAAATCATGAAATTAATTGATGCCGGATATACGAAAGAAGAAATCAAGGCGTTTACAGAAACAAAACCAGAAACAAAACCAGAAACAAAACCAGAAACAAAACCAGAAACAAAACCAGAAGAAAAAACAGAAAACATGAGTGTAAAAGATTTGATCCGGCAGGTCATTGACGAGGTGCAGAGTGAGAACAGAGGAACAGGCTCAACTTCTGAAAGTGAAACAATGTCGGTTGATGATTTTTTGAAAAAAGTAATTGAGGAGGGTAGATAATGGCACAGAACGGTGGAACATTTGAACAGGGCGCAACCATTATGAATGAGTTGTACAACCAAGCAACCGGAAAGAAAACACTTGCGCCAGTAAATACAAGTGAGTTTATCTCGATGGCTACGACAGTGCAGAAAGTCATGGAAGATCAACTCGGTGGATGGATCACACAGATGATTGACAGAACAATCTTTGCTATGAGACCACTTCCAGAACAGACACTTGGTCTTGAGGTGTCCGAGCAGAAGTGGGGAAACCAAGTAAGAAAACTTACACCAGTCTATGACGAGAAGTTTTACACGGATGACAGCAGACTTCCGTTGATCTCCACACAGGAAAACGGTAACGCATACGGCGACGGAGTGGATATGTTCAAGGTGAAGACACGGCAGATTCTACAGACGAACTTTTACGGTGGAAACCGTTTTGAAAACTATATCACATACTTTAGAGACCAGTTGAATCAGGCATTCAAATCCCCAGATGAACTTGCTCGGTACATTCAGATGCTGACGATTGACAGAAGAAACTATCTGAACCTGTCGAAAAAAGTAACGGCACAGGCATGTCTGAACAACTTCATTGGCGCAAAGTTGAGTTCAGACGCAGAAGAAAAGAACCGAATCCATCTTTTGACGGAATACAATGCAATTGCCGGAACAGCTTTAACATACGATACTGTTTTTGCTCCTGATAACTTCCGTCCGTTTATGATGTGGGTCAAAGCACGAATCGAAACGATCTGTGCTTTGATGACAGAGGGAAGCACTCTGTTTCACACGAACATCACAAATAAGCCTGTCATGCGACACACTCCATATAAGAATCAGAAAGCGTGGATCTATGCCCCGATGGATAGAATGCTAGATTCTGAGGTACTTTCAAACCTGTTTAACACAGAGTACATGAAACTGATCGACCACAGACGTGTTAATTACTGGCAGAACATCGAAAAACCTGGCACGATTAATATCGAACCGTCTATTATGGGAGTTGACGGAACAATTACTAAAGCAGAAGAAGCTGTAAATGAAGATCATGTGTTCGGAGTAATTGCTGATGAAGACGCACTCGGAATCAGTCTTATCAGCCACTGGACATCAACGACCCCATTCAATTCACGAGGTGGATACTATACCATGTGGGAACACTGGACAGTTCGCTATTGGAACGATCTGACAGAAAACGGAGTTGTATTACTTCTGGACTAAGGAGAATGATATGAAAATTGCAATTGCAAAAGTAACAAAGGAAGTAAATAGCACTTATAAGCCGAGTATTATTGAATCGGATTTTCTTGAGGTACGGTTGAAAGACCGTACCTCGCTACTAACGCCAACGTTTGAGATTTACAATACTGATATTACAGGATTATCGGAAGTAAACTATGTTGTAGCAAAAGAATTTAATAGGTGCTATTGGATTACGAATATTACTTTTACATCAAATAATATTGCTGAATTGGAATGTAAGGAAGACGTTCTCGCTACTTACAGAGAACAAATCTTGAACAGTACCCAATTTGTAATGAGATCGGAAAGCGAATACTCCAATGCATATACAGATCCAATTTTACCAATGCAAGCGTTTGTCGAGGAGCGTTATTCAGTTCAAACAATCGAAGAATTTAAAAAAGGTTTCTTTGTGCTTGGTGTAGGTGGTGGGGAATCTTTACTCGGTACGAACTTTTATGTTATGGACGCTATAATGCTAGGAATATTCGTCAAGTATATTTTTAATGCTGACAACTTCGCAGAACTAATTGACAATAAAGTAAGCAAAATGTTTTTTAACCCTATGGAATATATATCGACTTGTATATATTTTCCGTATGAATTTGTTGCAGATAGCGAGGGCATATGGAACACTGATAAAATCAAATTAGGTTTTTATGAATGGGAAGTACCTGTAAGCATAGGATCGTATTGTAAAGAAATCCCTAACCCTACTGTTACTATTGATAAGGTGTATGAATACCAATTATCTGTACTACACAAGTATGATGATGGTAACTTCCGAAACTTTGCCCCGTATGCTTCTTATAAGGTATTCCTACCATTCAGAGGAACTATTGATCTTCCGAATGGAATAGTAGGAAATACAGAAACTATAGGTTTTAAAACTGTATGTGATCTGACAAGCGGAAAAGCATTCACAGATATTTACTTTATGGAATCGGGAGAAAAACGTTTCCTACAAAGAGAAGAGTATCAAATTGGTGTGCAAATTCCAATTACATTTATCGACAATAGTCCTACTGGTCAAGTTATTTCTGGTTTCAGTGGAGCACTTGAAAAAGCGTATGAAACTGGAATCAATGCCGAGGGTGGAGCATTGGAGAGCCTGAAAGCCTATGGAAGCAGTCTACTAGACAGTCTATCAGAGGGGGTAGAAAACGCAGTAGGAGTTGTTACTGGCGGTAGTAATATATTAAGTGGTGGTGGAATGAAACTATCAGTTGGCGGAGTAGGTGAGGGCGTATATAACAATCAGATCTTTATGATTACATTGCAACAAAACACACCGACTTTACCGTTAAATACTTTTGGTGCTCCATTAATGCAACCAAGGAAGTTGTCAAGTCTTAGTGGATATATAGAGGTAGCAAACCCAGAAATCAAGATCAATACTGCCACACAAACAGAACTTCTGACAATTATCAATTTTATGAAAGGGGGTATGAGAATTGTATAACGGTTTTATTCCTAATTATTCGATCACACCGAGTTGCGATTGCATGAAAAGTAGAGAAGACCTGTTCTTCTATTGGGCAAAATATCTTTTACAGCGTGCAATAGCAGTATTTGATGTCACACTTCCAAAAAGCATTGATTACGATTATTTCATGTTCACACTGCTTCTGGACGGTGGAATTGCAGTATTTAAAACCCCGAAGTATGGAGTAATTGCACAACGTTGTTCTGTGCTTGGTTATAACCTTTATGACAAACCGACAGAAATACAGGTGAACAATACTATTGTACAGGGGATTGAAAGAACTATTGACAAAGATTGTATACTGTTTACGATCAACCCAAACTATACAGGGATGTGGGACATCATTAGTTATTATGCTGTGCAATTAGCAGAGATCCAACTTTCCGCAAATGTCAATCTGAGGAATGTAAAGTTAGCCTATGTTTATCTCGCAGAAGACAACAAAGAAGCCGAAAACTTTAAGAAGATGACTGATAAAGTCGACAGCGGAGAAGCCATGGTATTCGCAAAGAAAGGAAGTTCCCAGAATAAAGCTGAATTGTTCTTTAACAACGTAGCGAATACTTATATTGTTGATAAATTGCTTGTTGATATGCGGAAAGTCATTAGCAATTTCGACATGGAAATGGGTATTCCAACGGTGAATACCGAAAAGAAAGAGCGACTTATTTCTGACGAAGCAAACAGCAACAACGCAGAAACCACATTAAGGATCAATTACATTATAGACAGACTTAAAAAAGAGTGTAGGAAATGTAAAGAAATGTTTGGAGTAGATATTGACATCAACTTGAAAGGAGATTTAAAAAATGCAGACAGTTTATCACAACGCAGACGAGAAAGTGCTTATTCAGAGTGACAAGGACACGGACGGAAGAACGACCTATTTAGTAGTAGATGGAAATGTTGTGAATGGTCAACCGTCAGTTAAAAGTGTGGGGATCGTACACGATTCTGTTGCGTACGAAGAGAGGGAACCAGTATGAGACACATATTGATTACATTAAATTCTATGATTGATTATTACGGTGATACGTTCGACAATATTGTCATTCCAGATGGAGTGGAAAAAGATACATTAATTGAGTGTATAAGAGACTATTGTGGAGAGAATGAATGCCGTTACTTTGATCCTGTAAAATTAAAGAAAATGGTTGAAGTGTTCTTTAGAATGTACAAGTACAAGTATGAACGGTTATGGCTGAGTACGCAACAGGAATACGAAATGATCGAAAACTATGATCGTAAAGAAGAAACAACGGAAAACATTATTGGCGATACTACCCGAAGTAACAAGGGAACGGCAGAAACAACGACTGATACAACGTCTATTACTGATCGGTCAAAAAGTAGCTCCAATGTGAATAGCGTCAGTGCTTATAATACACAAGACTTTAGCAATAAAGAAAAAGCTGTGCTAGAATCGAGTGAAAATGACACTGATACTAATAATATGAGGAGTAACGCTTCTGGAACGAGTGAGGACAAAGAAAACGAGAATAGAAAACGAACAGTGTCTACGAGAGCACATGGTAACATTGGAGTAACAACAAGTCAGCAGATGATCCGAAGTGAGAGAGAAGACGTTGCAAATTTTAGTTGGTATTATACCGTTGCTATGGATTTTGAAGACGCAATAACGATTCCAGTATATTAAAGGGGGTAAGTTTATGGATTGTTGTAAATGCATGGGATACCATGAGAATAACTTGTCATGGTTGATAGACGAAATGGAAAAAGCACTAGAAAAACTTAAGGTACTGGATAATGTTCCAGAAGAAGTGCAAAAAATAATAGACACTATGGTACAAAATGGACAGTTAGAAGAAATAGTAAGCGGTAACCTGATATATAACCAGTTTAATGGTAAAAGTGTGGCATTTATAGGTGATTCTACCGTCTACGGAGACAATACAACAGGGGGGCAGACTGCAACTACTTTACCGAGTGCATTTGAAGAAAAAACAAACTGTATCCCATATAATTACGGACGGAACGGAATGACGATCACAGGTAAAGAGGGTAATACTCTGTATAATAGAATACGGGATATTAACTTTGATAAAGATTACGTTATTCTGTTAGCGTCTTATAATGATTGGAATACTTGTGCCCCTATTGGTGAAATTATCGGTGTAGAAAGTTATGGTTTCTTCAAAAATGCATTATACTATAACCTACTCGCTATTATTAATAAGTGTCCAGAAACAACAAGAATATATGTATGTACAATGTTACCAAGTGGACAGAGCGTTTCTGGAATACCTAACGAAAACAATGTATATTGCGAAAGTTATGTAAAAGCTATGGAAGAGGTATGTTATAAATTGCATATACCAGTAATTAACTTATTTAATTCAGTACCTATCAATAAAAACAACTTCCAAAAACTTTTCTATGATATGACACATCCTAAAGCGTCAACTTACAAAATGATTGCTGATTCTATGCTCTATGCAATAGGAAGTGGGGAAGTGTGGAACAATAACAACGAAAGAGGCTACAATCTTATTAATTTTGGTGATTTCGTTAGTGTGAATAGTTCAATATCAAACGGCGGTATCTCTTTAAAATTTGAGGGTAGTAAGCAGAATGAACTCAGCAGAATACTTTATAATATGGAAAAAGGTACATATAGTGTTGGTATGACAGTATGGAATGAAGACACCAAAAAACACAATATACAGGTAAAAATTGGCGAAGAAATATTAATAGATCAAACGGTATTGAACGGAAAGAACTATATTCAGAATGAAGTACGTCTGACGGAAAATCACTACAACGAAAACATTAACATTCTATGCACTGATATGACGACTTCATCCCCAAAAATAGAAATCATTGATCCGTTTATCGTAAAAGGCGGGAGCGTAAAATACCATGCCGAGATACCAAACAAACAAAATGGAACTATGCTAAAAGGCAAAGGATCTGTAAAGTATGTAACAATGGGTAACTATATGACGTTGATAGGAGACTACACAACAACTGAACAGGTCAACAACGGAGATACAATAAGTAATATCAGATGCGGCAAAAGTGATATTGCGACTCAAAGAAAGTTCATCAAAGCATATAATCTTGATAACCAAGATGAATATATCGTAGAAATTACGACTGACAAGCTTATTATGCGGAGTCCGATTCCGGCTAGAAATCATATAGTATTTCAAGAGACTTTTCTTCCTTAATAAATAAGAGGGCTTATGCCCTCTTTAATTTCTCGAACTCTTCTTCATATGTCTCATTAATTAATATTAATATTGTTTTAAATTCATTATAAGAAATGTCTCCATTCATATATTTTGCACTTGCTTTACTCGTTAATTTTTCTAACTCTTTCATATCTCTTACCTCTCTTTCATTTGATACACTCATTATATCACCACCCACACCCAATGTCCACCGCTACACACAATGTACTTAATTTAGTACAATCTACAATCATTCATATGAACAACTATTCATACGTCCTCTCACACCATCCCACGCCATTCGGTATAGTAATACTACACCCAAGTTTAGTATGTAAGCGCTTACAGCTTGCCCATGAATTGTCTGATAACTCGGGTTGGGGAAGTGGAATTGTCTGCGCGTATCGGATGTAATCC